TGACTCCAGTGCGCGTCGGATAAGTGCAAGTTCTTCAGGACCAAACGTGACATGGGCACCTTCTGTTCCTGCTGGCCTTGCTAGTTCCAGCGCCTGCTCCTTCAGCGATGGCGGCTTGGGGCGTCTGGCGGCCCGCATCGGGATTGCATAACTGTCATTGCCCACCCAGTCCTCCAGCCACTCACAGCACGCCTCCAGCTCCTGGTCAGCGCCCCAGCGGGCGGCCTGGGTGGCGATAGCAAACTCGTGTTGCTCGTAGGTGCCGTTTTCCCTGTGAACAGAAGCGGAGTGATTCGCCCACTGATGCACCAGCTCCGGCGGTGGGGTAATGGGCTGTTGTTGTGTCATGGGTGATTAGTGGTAATGACTACTGGGTCTTGATGTGGTCTTCAAGGATGTTTGATGCCTTGAATCGCAGGATTGCACCTCCAACGCTGAGATGGTGGTCGTCAGCCTCACGTCGAAACCACGTCACCACTTCCTCGGCCAGTTGGAGCATCGCTCGATCCACGGCGGCGCGTTCTTCGTCATCCAGAAGGCCGTAGTCATGCCGATACCTCATGCCCATGTTCTGGATGAGATGCCGTTCCCAGGGCGCAGGTTGTTTCAGTACACGCCTAGCTCGGCGGTTGGATAGCCATTGTCGAATGATTCGGACCATTTTGGTGACATCAACAAAAAGGTTTAGCAGAAATCACGAGGCACGTCCTAATTGGAAGAAGATTAGGAGGTTGTTAGTGTGTCTCGCTACTAGGTTGCAAGGGACAAAGCAATACGAGATAGGACAAAGCCAACAGTGAGCCCTGTAGCCGCGATTAGAAGATGACGTTGATTCATGGTCATAGCCGTGTACCTGTGTAGTTACAGCTTGGGCAGTGGACGCGATGTTGGGCTGGCCAGGTTGCCAGAACCATGTTTGGCGTGGAGTCCACCAGCTCCTTACCGCACTTGGGGCAAGCGATCCCATTGGGGATCGGGGCGGAGCCGAACTGGCCAACTCGCTGTGCTCGGGAATGATTGTGGTCCTCAAGAGAAATAAGGTCAGCCATCGAAGTCCTTCTGGCTAGTAGCTTGGCGGTTCATAATCTCTTTGGAGGCGCTGAAGAAATTAGTAAGCTCTCGGTAAGCGACACCAGCATCCTCCACGATCTGTCCCTTGTATTCCATGCCGTCTGGGGTAAGACGAAACACCGTGATACCGTTGACGATGAAGCGAAGAGCTTCATTATCAAATTGAATGAGAGCTTCTGGCGCTGCCGACTGAAAGCGAAGGATAGGTTTGATTGATTTTGTCATTGGCTTAGTGTGTTCCTCTACGAGGGTAGGGGTAAGGCGTAATGAGGAAGCCAAGTTAGCCGCCCTCGCTGTGCTGCTTGTACCAACTTTTCCTTGTCCTGCGTCTTAAGCCACTCAAACTCTTCAGTGGTTTCGAGCATCCAGGCAGGACTGGAAACACGATCACCTGGGTCAAAGATCCAGCACCGCCCTCTTTCATCGCAGTCCTCTGGGCCAGGCAATCGTTCAGTGACGAGTACCGGGTAAGCTTCTTTCATCAGTCCGTCCTCCAACGGATTGGTCACGGGGCAGGCAGGTGAGACTGCGCTGCTCCACCACCTTATACCACGCGGGGCCTGCTGTGTCGTTCAGGTATTGGCGGCCACGCGCAAATGGCGAATACCTGCAAATAGAAGTCGGGGACACTACGAGCCCTGCTCAGATGTCAGGGAACGGAGCCGGTGGAACCGAAAAATTACTGGTGTAGCGGGCTACGCCCTTGGTGATGCGTAATTCGTCAATGTAGCCAGCAAAACAACTTGAACCATCTACATCACCGCCAATGCTTACTGAGCTGGCAGTGTTTATGATTGTCGCGCTTGAAGTTCCCAAAGATGTGCCCACTCCTCCCAAGTATCCAGTGAATGCGGTTCCATTGCGGACTACAGCAAAATGAATCCATGTATTTGTCGTTACCGCGCCAAAGGCGACGCCATTTACAATGTCCCAACTTGCCGTGCTTGATGTAGCCCAAGCAGTTAAATTGCCACCATTGACTGCGACTGCAACGCTAGATATTCCAGGGGTCGGAATCGTGCGTTTAACGTACAGCAAGCGAAGCCCGGTGGTCGGAGTGGTCTGATAAATCCAACCTTCAATAGTGAAGTTGGCGGATCCAAAGTCAAATACTGCATTATCTGGAACTGTAAGAGCATCGCCAGTCCCATCAAACGCAATACTTGCCCCGCCAAACTTATTTTGGGCCGTGCTGATCTGCGCGTTGCCTATTGCCGTCACCACCTTAGGGCTGGGGCTGTTATCCGTAATCGTCGTGCTGCCGTTGGTCCCATTGCCGTGAAGCAACAGGGACACGCTTGCAAAGCTGGGGTCTTTGTAGCTTGGTGAGATTACCCAACTCATGGCACCATCCTCCAGGGCATCGTAGTGGCAGTGACTAGTAGGTGTTTCATGGGATTGCCACTCCGATTGCGGTAATGAGGTCGGTGACGCGGGCGTCGAGTTTGGCTAGGTCTAGGGATTCGCCGATGGAGTAGAAGGCGAGGCGGGCGTTGCAAGGGTCTGCGCTAGGCGCCGTACCGCTTATGGGATCTCTAGCATACAAGCCTATTGGGTTGGAGCCGGAGGCGGCAGATGCCGCTGTAATTGTTGTACTACTTCCGTTTATTCTTGCAACATAGCTAGAGCTACTGGATCTATTGGACGCCAAAAGACCAGTAGGGTTGGACGGTGACACCGAAGCATAGGAGGAAGTTCTATTGTAAAAGAATGTTTTCCCAGAATCTAGCCTGCCAATGTAATTAAAAGGACCTTGGCTGACTGTTGCTATGTACGCAGGAAAGTTGGACGTTGCAGTATTTGCTTCAGAAATGTAAACCGAAAAATGAAAACTATTTTGTGGATCTTGATTTTCTAGCCTATTAGTATTTATTCTGGAATTAGTGCCGTTGCCTTTTAAGCCCGTCTCCCGGTTGTAATCCCCAGCCACGAAATTAAAGTTCGTCGGCGCAGTTCCCACCAGCGGAACCAACGCACCACTCAACGTCCTCGCGCCAGCCAAGATGCAACTTGCCTTAATCGCACTCCAGATCCCATCTGCCTTGCAGCCAAGGACGAAGTTATCAATGGCAATCTTGACCTTTTCCTCCAGTGCTTGGCCGTCTGCGGTTTCCACGGCGGTGATGTAGGCAGCCGCGTCAGCGTCCATCGGCTGCCAGGTCTTGCGCAACACCACCTTCCCCGGCGTATAAATCGGGCTCATGACAGTACCTCCACGAGGTGATTAGAGTTATAGACTTGTGTGGGTGTCATGGTATTGCTGCTCCGATAGCGGTGATGAGGTCGGTGACGCGGGCGTCGAGTTTGGCTAGGTCTAGGGATTCGCCGATGGAGTAGAAGGCGAGGCGAGAAGAAGAATAGAAATCAACACCGCTCCTATTAAAAATAAAATAGTTCGCTGTTGACGTCGTTGCCGCGCTTACTTGTGTTCCCGATGTTGTAATGCTGTTAATCCTTCTTGACCAAAGATTACTGGCTGATCGTGTAAGTCCCAAAAATGGGGCCGCAATAGTTGCAGCGTCAGTGGCTGTAAAACCCCGTGAACTAAATCGAAAATTAGAAAATCTGTCGATATAGTTATGCTGCGTGGTGTCCCCTAAGCTGCCAAGAGCGCCTATTCGTGCGCCATCGGAGCTGTTTAGGCTTGTGTCATATACAGCGAGATGCTGGCTGTTTTGCGGGTCAGCGTTATTGGCTCTATTGCTATTCAGATATTTACTTGACCCATTCCCCACCAACCCCGTCTTCCGGTTGTAATCTCCAGCCACAAAGTTGTTGTTAGTCGGCGCAGTCCCCGCCAAAGGCACCAGCGCACCATTCAACGTCCTCGCCCCAGCAAGGATGCAGCTCGCCTTGATCGCGCTCCAGGTACCATCGAGCTTGCAGCCAACCACGAAGTCGTTGATGGCTTTGCCGACGCCAAACTCCAGGGCTTGACCATCGGCAGCCTCCACTGCGGCGACATACGCAATGGCATCAGCGTCGGTCAGACCACTAAACCCTGGCCGCCAAACAAGCGTCATACATCACCTCCATCGGGCTGAGTAGTGTCGTTGACTAC